CAACAGGACTGTGAGATCTGGGAAGAGAACTGGGAAATCGTTTTGATGTTTATCCGCATGTCGACGCAATGGCAGACGAGCATGGCGGGATTGACGGGATTGATCTACCCGAGTTTGGAATGGCTCTGTAAGCTGTATTCAGTCAAGGATCCTGTTGCCATCTTTGAAGGCGTGCAGGTGATGGAAACGGCCGCCTTGGCCGTCCTGAACAGCAAACGAGGTTGACAATGGCCGTTGATACTGCTGCAACAGTCGTCAGGGTACGCGCTGTTGTCGAAGGTCTTCCCGGCTTGAATCAGCTCAAAACCGCAATGCGCGGTATTAGTGCTGAGTCGAAATCTGCTGGCGTTGATCTGCGCATTGTCAATGATCAACTGAAAAGCCTTAAGGGAGAAGTTAATAATTCCGTCAACAACCTAAGGCTTCAGGTTCAAGCATTTCAAGCAGTTAGGAATTCTGCGCAGATTGGCAGCCAAGCGTATCGAGACGCAACGCTTCGCCTGAAAGAACTTAATCGCGAACTTGACAAAGCTGAGGGGCGTGGTGGTGGTGCTGGTCGATTGGCCAGCCTTGGGGCAATTGCAAGTGCTGGTTTTTTTGGTGGACCCGAATCCATGCTTGGCGCTGGTATTGGCGCTTTGTTTGGTCCTCAAGGTGCATTTGCTGGTGCCGCAATTGGGGCACAAGTTGCTCAAATTAGACAGCAAATCACTAATGCAACCGAATATTCTCAACAACTGGCAAAACTTCGACTTGCATTGCGTGGAGTCGTAGAAAGCACTGAAGAATACAACAGGGCACTGCAAGCAGTTGAATCAATTTCAAGCAATCTCAACGTGCCAATCGTTGAGGCTACACAGGGATTTACACGTTTAACAGCGGCTGTCATCGGTGCTGGTGGCAATGTTTCTGATGCTGAGCGTGTTTTCCGTGGTGTTACTTCTGCTATCAAGGCAACAGGTGGCTCTGCGGCGGATGTGCAAGGCGCACTTGTCGCCATGTCGCAGGTGTTTAGCAAAGGCAAGCTTAGCGCCGAAGAATTGCAGGGTCAGTTGGGCGAAAGATTGCCAGGTGCTGTCACTTTATTTGCGCAAGCAACAGGCAGGTCCCTTCCTCAGCTTTCTAAGGATTTAGAGCAGGGAATTGTGAGTCTTAATGATGTGATGAAATTCTCAGATGAACTTGCCAATAAATACAGTGCAAATGCCCAGACCATGGCGAGGTCGTCGGAAGAATCTTCGGCACGCACAAAGGTTGCCCTTGAAAAGCTCGGCATTGCCTTTGGCGAATTTTTCAAGCCTGTCAAGGTTGGAATTGATAATATCATCGCTGGTTTTGCCAACATGGTTACAAAAGCCATTCAATCAATTCAACTGGTGAGAATGGGACTGAAGTTGACCAGCCAAGAGGAAGAAGATATTCGTAAAACCGCCCGCCAAATTGCTGCTCAACGATATCCCAAAAACATTCTTCGTCAGATGTATGAGACGCCTGGCATTGAGCAAAGTTTAATGTTTGATCGGCTACAACTCAAAGGTTTTATGGCAAATGTTTTGCCAACGCCTGAAACGCAAAAACCCGGCACTGTATTTCAAGAGCCGAAGCCAGACGGAAAGGATGCAAGGGGAAGAAAAGTGCCAGTCCAAAGATTGGCGGATTTGATCAATGCATCTGAAGCTCAAAATGATCTTTTAACCAAGCAGTTGCGTTTGGAAGAATTGATTGAAAATGCAAAGAAAAATGGATATACATACGACTTGCAGGTTCTGCCATTGCTTGCTGGGTCGTTACGAGCCGCTTCGCAGTTGGCCAAAGCCGAGGAAAAGATTGATGATTTGAAGAGAAATAAGGCTGCAATACTCAAAGCCGGAATGCCCTTAGAAGAGTATTTAACTCGGCTTGGAGTTGCTCAAATTGACGCAGATACAGCAAGAAAAGACCTGAAAAAAGAATACGTTGTTCTTCGTCGACAAGAATTTGATATATCGAGGCAAATATTTGACGCAGAGGTGAAAGCGAGACACGAGATAGGCGTTGCAATTGCCGAGGCGCAATTGAAAAACAAGCAGCTATCGGAAGAAGATCAAAAACGCGTACAGATCAATCAATATCTTTCGCAGGTCATTGAAAAATATGCTGGGATTTTGAAATCCGAAGAGCTTCTTGATGCTATTCGCAAAATTAGAGAAGCAATGGAGGGTACGGCAAAAGCAACTGGTAGTTTTGGTGAAAAAATTGCCAAATCTTTCGCCGAAGTTGTTAAGAGTTCTGGGGATTTAGCTAGCAATCTTGGCGCATCACTGGGTAATACATTTATTGGACTGGGCGATCAGCTTGCCGACTTTGTGACAACCGGAAAAATGCAATTTGCAGATTTCGCGAGATCCGTCTTAAACGATCTAACAAAAATCTTTATTCGTGCCGCATTTTTCCAAACCTTGAAGGCGTTAATTCCTGGCGGAAGTGGACTGGCAAAGGCTTTTGGTTTTGCCTCTGGCGGCATCATGACCCAAAACGGTCCACTTCAATTGCGTCGCTATGCGTCTGGCGGCATTGCAAATAGTCCTCAACTTGCCATGTATGGCGAAGGCAGCCGCCCTGAAGCCTATGTGCCCCTACCTGATGGGCGTAGCATTCCCGTGACCATGAAGGGTGGTGGTGCCAATGTGGTTGTCAACGTCGATGCAAGCGGCTCCAGCGTGCAAGGAAATGCACCTGATGCAAATGCATTGGGACGTGCTGTTGGTGCTGCTGTACAGGCAGAATTGATCAAGCAGAAGCGTCCTGGAGGCTTGCTGGCGTAATGGCTACTTTCAACGATGCCACGGTTGGTACAAGTACTGGCGGCACCACGCCTGACTTCAGCCTGACGAAGAAAAGCGAACCAAAGCTGCGCACTGTTCAGTTCGGTGACGGCTATCAGCAGCGCCTGCGTTTTGGTTTGAATCAGAACCCGAAAGTTTGGGATCTGAAGTGGACGGCAAAAAGCAATGCTGATGCAGATGCGATTGAAGCATTTTTTGATGCTCGCGCAAATGATGCTGCTTCATTTGATTGGACACCACCTGCCGGCGGCACTGCTGGTAAATACATCTGCCCCAATTGGAGCAGGGAGTTGCAATACGCAAACATCAATATCATCACGGCCAGTTTTGTGCAGGTATTTGAGCCATGAGCGAAATGTTCAAGGAGCTACTTAGCTCCAATCCTTACGCGATCATTGAACTATTCGAGCTGCATCTTGACTTGGATTTGCACGGCAGTGCGGAGATTGTTCGCTTTCATGCTGGCGTCAATCAAAAAACACCAGCGGGCGATATTTACTGGCAGGGCGAACCGTACCAACCTCTGCCTATTGAAGCCGAGGGATTTGAGTACAACGGCAACGGCCAGCTTCCGCGTCCACGCATCCGCATCTCCAACTTGCTTGGCAGCATCTCCGCGCTGCTGCTTGGCGTCAATGAGATCACACCCGGCAATGACCTGACTGGCGCCAAGCTGATCCGCATCCGCACGCTGAGCCGTTTCCTCGATCCGGTCAACTTCACCGGCGGCACTAATCCTTACGGCACACCAGCTAACGAGGAAATGCCGCGTGAGGTCTATTACATCGACCGCAAATCAGTTGAAAACCGCGAGATCGTCGAGTTCGAACTTGCCGCCGTCTTCGACCTAGCTGGTGTGCGCGCACCGAAGCGTCAAGTCATCGCCAACATCTGCCAATGGAAATACCGCAGTGCAGAGTGCGGTTACACAGGCACTAACTACTTTGACGAATACGACAACGCACTTGGCGCGACACCTGCCGTCAACTTTGCCGCCAGTGCATTTGGCAATCAGCTAACCGCTGGCGAGACACTCAGCAATGGCGATTACATCACATCCGCCAACGGCTGGTACAAAGGGATCATGCAAAACGACGGCAACTTTGTCGTCTACAAAAAGCCTGGTCCGCAAGGCATCCCCGGCAACAATGCAGTTTGGGCAACCAACACTGTTCGGGGCAGTGGGTCGTATCAGCTCAGGATGCAAACCGATGGCAACGTTGTTCTCTACAGGAATGGCAGCGAAGTCTTGTGGGCAAGCAACACCGCCTCTACAGCCTCTCCCACTACCGTCTCGTTCATTAACTGGTATCCCACCGATGTAAGCGTTGGCCGCAGCGGCGGCTTTGGCTACCAAATGGTCGGATCGTCCCCTAGCGCACTGGGACAAACCCAGTCTGTGACTTACACCTTCACCATCAGCACCGGCAAAACAATCCAACTAACCATTGGATTCACGTCTTTTGAAATACCCGCCGACCCCCCGCACTATTCCGGCCAGTCCTTTGGCTGGGGCGCCAGCTCCTACACAATCGTCAGCTCGACGGGCATTTGGTATCTAAATGAAGTCTTCAATGCCACCCGCACCCTCAGCGACGGCAACCCGTTCAAGTACAACCACCCCGAAGTTGGCACGTTGACATCTGCTGGTCCGCAACTTCAAGTCACAGGCGTCACCGGCAACGTAAACAACCGCCTTACCCTCAACGCTGATGGAGGCTTGACTGTTTACACCAACACAAACACCGTCTTGTAC